TATTGACAAGGTAGCCGAGCGCGCTGGCGTAGATGCCGATGCACTAGCCGATGCCTTGCTAAAGATTGAGGATGGACAGTCAATCACTTCAGACGAGAAGGAAATGCTGTCACGCGTAATCGGTGACCTATCGCCTGAAGCGCCTGAGTCCCCAGAGGCTAAGCCTGACCTTTCGATTCTCAATCTGAAGAAGAAGAAGCTAGACTTGCTCGCGAAAGGAATTATCTAATGGCAACCAAAGCTGAAATCAAAAAAGCAATCCTTGAGGTTGCAGGTAACCCAGTATCGGGCGCAATCGCCGATCTAGCAGACTCGATGGCAGATGCTGTATTCGCCATTGACAATCCGCCTTCATTGTTGAAGGGCGAGGAAAAAGAATCCCGTGTAACCAAGCCGGCCGAAACGAGGTAATGCTCTCCCTCAGAGCCGCCAAGAATCAGGGTTCTTCCTCACCAGTCTTTTCCCCTTTCTACTGGTGAGGTTTCCTTTTATCAAGACCCCTTGACAAAATCTGTCCATGCACACTTGTAGTAAACTAAAAACTACGGGTTGTGAGTTAGCTCTACCCTGCTTCAGTTCAGCGTTAGCGCGACTGACCTAAATAACTAACAAGGAGAACACATGTCTGAGTTCATTACTCGCCAGACTGAAGTTCGCAACAACCTAATCATGCAGGTTCGCGAGGTCATCGACTTCGCTGAGTCTGCGGGTCGCGGACTTGATGCTGAGGAGCTTCGTAAGATCGAAGCTATCGAGGCCGACATCGCTAAGGCTGATGAGGCTATTTCTGTTGCACAGCGCGCTGAGGAGCGCAAGGTTGAGGCATCCGTTGCAGCTAAGGGATTCGTTCCTGCTGTTTCTGAGCGTTCCGCTACCGATATCCTTCGCGAGGTTGCACAGACCCGTGGCGCACACACCTTCGAGAAGCGCGCTGCTCTAACCCCTTCCACCAACACCGTTCCTAAGTCGTTCTACGACCAGGTATTCGATGTTGCTCGCTTGACCTCTCCAATGCTTGAGGTTTCCGAGGTAATCCAGACCGCTTCTGGCGAGGACTTGACCATCCCAACCCTGACCGCTTACAGCACCGCAAGCCTAACCGCTGCTGGTTCTGCACTAAGCGCATCAGAGCCTACCTACTCAAGCATCACTCTAGGTGCCAAGAAGTATGGCTTCCTAATCCAGGCAGCAAACGAGCTAGTTACCGATGCAGGCTTCGACCTAGCAGCGCACCTTGCTCGCCAGGCTGGAAACGCTATCGGCTACGCAATCGGTGACGCTCTAACCAACGGCACCGGAACCACCGTTCCTAGCGGTTTGGTCACCGCTGCTGGTTCTGGTGTAACTGGTGGAACTGGTGTTACTGGTGGATTCACCGCTGACAACCTGATCGACCTTGCCTACTCAGTAGATGGCGCAGTTCGCCGCCTACCAAGCGCAGGCTTTATGGCTAACGGTCAGACCATTGGTGCTATGCGCAAGCTAAAGGACACCGCTGGCAACTACCTATACCAGGTAGGCGTTGGCTACCCTGACACCTTCGCTGGCTTCCGCGTTGTTGAGAACCCACACGTTCCAGCTATCGCAACCGGTGCAAAGTCTGTTCTATTCGGTGCGCTAGACAGCTACAAGGTTCGCCTTGCAGGTGGCATCCAGGTTCAGTCCTCGCAGGATTACGCATTCGCGAACGACCTGACCACTTGGAGATTCCTAGTGCGCATTGACGGTGCATTGACTCACGATGCACACGTGAAATACTTCAAGGGTGCTGCTTCCTAGTAGCAACTTGAAATAGACCGAAACCCCCTGAGCTTGTAGGTTGGCTTGGGGGGTTTCGCTATACTCTAGGCATGACCTACAAAGCTGCTATTTCTATTGCCTCGAATACCCCAGGCTCACCTACCGGCTACGGCGTTCAGGCGCTACTCGTTGCCGAAAGACTAAAGCGCGATGGTTACGATGTCGCTGCTCTATCCAACTACGGACTCGAAGGCAACATCTCAAAACTCCCGACTAAGTTCGGTGACATTCCGCATTACCCTCGCGGTCTAACGCTTTACTCAGGGGATGTCCTAAGACCGCATCACGAACACTTCCTAGCAGGGCGCGACCTGCCAAACAAAATCCTCACGCTTTACGATGCTTGGGTTTACGCCGATGTCCCTGGTATTGAGCAACTTGACTTTTGGTCATGGACTCCCGTTGATCACATCTCAATCCCGCCGAAGGTTCTAGCATGGGCTAAGAAGCCGAATGTCAAAACAATCGCCATGTCACCATTTGGGCAAGAGCAGTTCAAGAAACTAGGCGTTGACTCGACCTACATTCCTCACGCCGTAGATACCGCGGTTTACAAGCCAACCGACAACATCGAGGGCTACCCACTAAGGCAATACATGGGTGTCCCAGAGGATGCGTTCTTGGTCGGCATGGTGAGCGCAAACAAAGCCAACGGTTCTATCCACCGCAAGGCTTTCGCTGAGAACCTTCTAGCGTTCGCGCTTTATCGCAAAGAAAACCCGAACAGCTATCTCTACATTCACTCAGAGCCTTCACGCGCCTACGGTGGCTTCCAGCTATCTATCCTGATGAAAGCCGTTGGACTGCCAGAAGATGCCGTGTTGTTCCCCGATCCCGTCAAACTACGCTACGGCTACACAACCGAGGAAATGGCTGGCATCTATTCATCCCTAGATGTTCTGCTACACGCCAGCTACGGCGAGGGCTTCGGTGTTCCGGCAATCGAGGCTCAGGCTTGCGGAACTCGCGTGATTGGTAGCAACTGGGCAGCGACCCCAGATGTTCTAGGCGAGGACTCATGGCTAGTCGAAGGACAGCCGTTCTGGGATGAGGCTCAGGCTTCGTTCTTTATGATTCCGCTAGTGCCTTCAATCGTCAACGCACTTCGCGAGGCAGACAAGAACCGCGGTCACTCCGAGGCTTCAGTTGAGTTTGCCAAGAAGTTCGATGTCGAGGTTGTCTGGGAGAACTACTGGAAGCCGTTTCTAAAGGCTAACTTGTGATTCCAGTTCTCGGGTTCGCAACGGTTCGCAGGTTTGACCTAGCGCAACGCTTACTCGACTCGATAGATTACCCAGTCGAGAATTTGGTCATTATTGACAACTCAGGCAAAAAAGAATTTCAGCCTAAGACTTCAGAATACATTCTGAATACTTGGGTTATTCAAGTCCCTCACGGACTAGGCGCTAATGGTGCTTGGAACCTAATAATCAAGTCAACGCCTCATGCGCCTTACTGGGTTATTCCGAATGACGATTCACACTTCGCGCCTGGTGCGCTTCAGACGATCGCCGAGAGTGTTGACACCAACGCGTTCAACTTCGTAAAGGTCAATCCCATCTGGTCATGCGTTATCCCAACCGAAGGCTCAGTCGGGAAGGCAGGGCTTTGGGATGAAGTATTCCATCCCGTCTACTTTGATGACGATGACTACGAGTGGCGCATGAAAGAACTAGGCGTTCCGTTCAATTACATAGATGCCGTGGTTCATCACGACAACAGCTCTAGCATCATGCCAGAACGCAACAGCGTGACCTTCCACCGCAACCAGTCGGTGTTCGCAAACAAGATGGCAGCGCACGATCTAGGCACTCGCGGTTGGTCGCTGAAAGTAAGAAGGGATAACCGATGGGACTAAGAATTGTCAGCGCTGGAACCTTTGACCTTATACATTCAGGTCATGTCAACTTCCTACAGAAGTGCGCTCAACTAGGCGAACTAACCGTAATTCTAAACACCGATGAGTTCATCGAACGCTATAAGGGCAAACCACCAATCATGTCTTACGATGAGCGCGCTGCCGTTCTATCGGAGTTCAAGTGCGTTACCAGGATTGTTCACAACTGGGGAGAAGAACAATGCGCCGATGTAGTCGAGGAACTGCACCCGAACATTCTCGCCATTGGTTCGGACTGGGCGCGCAAGGATTACTACAAACAAATGGGCTTCACGCAAGACTGGCTAGATCAGCGCAACATTTCGTTGCTTTACATTCCCTATACAGCCGGCATCTCAACGACTGAACTCAAGCGCCGTATCGCTAAGCGGTAGAATAATTACATGGCGATTACCAATGGATACACCACACTTGCCGAGCTGAAGGCAAGCCTTGACATTACGGACTCGATTGACGATTCCATCCTCGAACGAGCCATTACTTCCGCATCTCGCGCCATTGACCGTTACTGCGGTCGCAACTTCTACAAGGTAACTGCTACTCGCCTATTCGTTCCACGCG